CTATAGACATTATTAAATACATTAGCGGTTCTATAACTAAAAACATAACATCAGGATTGATATTTCCTTTAATAAATTCAACATACCCAACAGTAGTAGCTATATCCGATACACTCATACCATCAGCCAAACTAAAAACTATATTTTTTGTAGCCTCTGGTTCTAGTAGTTGATTTAAAATATTTTGCAATGCTTCTCTAGGATTAGCAAATTTTGGAGGCTGCTCCCAAGGATAAGGATTGTTTGGATTGTTTGTTAAAGACTGACCGGGAATTTTCGGAGCTTGAGAATTTAACTGTGTTAATTCATCTAAGTCTGACTGAACAAATTTTTTATTAGATGGTATATCTATTTTTTCTTTATCAACAGCTTCTACTATTTCTGTTAAGTCATATCCAGAGTTAGCAACATCTTCAACTGTTTTTAAAATAGCATCAGATAAATTATTAGATACGAATTTTTTTATCGGTCTTACTTTTTTAGCCATTATGATACCTGTAAAGTTTGTTGTCTAAATAGTTCTGTAGGTATATTTGAATTACTACCAGAGCCATAATCTAAATTATAAATGTTACGTAAGTCCATGTTTGCTTCTTGGTATGCAATTTGAAAAGGAAGTATTTGACTAGCTATTTCAGAGGCAGGAGTATCTATAAATCCACTTGGTTGAGTCATACTCTCTTCTCCAAAAACTTTTCTTCTAGCAAAACCTTCTAAAGTGTCTTGAGCAAATTGTTTTGCCTCTTCTTTATACTGTTCTCCTAATTTACTTTTTGTTTCAGCCTTATCAATATCTTGACCTGTAGCAGTCATTATTGCAGGTGTAACTAAAGATGTAGAAATATCAGATGTAGTAGAACCACTAGCTACTGCGTTAGGGTCATATCTTACAGTTACCGCTTCTATATTTTCTGTACCAAACTGACCAGTTCCTGTCTCAATGTTATACGCATCTCCACCTACAGTAGTAGTTACATCTGTATCTATATCTATCGTTTGCCCATCAGATAGTTTTAAACTTTTAGGAGTTACATCTGTACCAGTTGCTTCTGCCATAATACTAGCGTCTGAAGTTCCTTGAATAACTTGATTAAGTTTTGCAAAAGCAGCACCAGTTGCTGCACCTACCCCACCTTTTAGTAACCATTCTTTAGGTTTGTCTCCACTTAATATTCCAGCACCAGCACCTACTATAGCTCCTGTTAAAGCTCCACTTGCTAAAGTACCTGCAGCTAAAGAGGCTGATATTCCCGGAATAGCTGCTATAGCTCCCGGTATCGTAGCTGCTGCTGTAATTAGTAAAGCTGTTCTAATATACTTATTTCTCCAAGCTTTCTTAGCTAAATTAGTTGTACCTTCAACAACTTTTTTAACTCCTTTAGCTACTTTTTTAATAGCTTTACTAACTCCTTTTGTTATTTTGTTAACTACTGAAAACATATAATTCTCCTAAACAACGTCTCCTATTATTGTACTTATTAAATCTTTTATTGACCCTGTATTTGAATAGCTATCTGGGTCACTAGCTAAAGCTGTGTTTAGTAATGAAGCTATTCTATTTTCTTTATTTTCTGTGCTTCTAAATAAATAATCAGCGTCATCTCTTAATTCTTGCCATAAGAATGCCATACTAGCATTTGATAAATTAAAAGCATTTTGTGCATTCTGCTGATTAATAGCGTTCTGTGCTGCAGTATTTACAGTGTTTGCTTGTCTTCTCCATGATACATTACTAGCTTCAACAGCAGCAGCATTTTGAGCATTCCATTGATTTCTAGCAAAATCTTGATTAGCGTTAAATTCAGCAATCTGAGTTTTTAATTGTGCATTAGCTTTATTTAAATCTGCTTCTCTTTGAGCATCTCTAGCTGCTGCAGCATTAGCCTGTGATGTATTAAACTGTGCAGTGGCATTCATCTGTGCTACATTAAATTGTTCTGCTTGTGCAGCTAAGTTTGCCATAAATTGATTAATTTGATTTTCACTTGTAGCATTAAACTGTGCAGCAGCATTTTGAGCTGATTGATTAGATAGTATCCTCTGTTGTTCTTGCTGAGCTTTTAATACATTGGCTTGTTGCTGATTATTTAAATTTGCCATATCCATTTGTAAAAAGGCTTGAGCATTTTGTATTGATAATCTAGTGTTAAAATCTGCTTCAGCTAAATTAGCTTGTGACATTAATACAGCATTTTGAATAATTGATTGCTGCTCATTATTAGCTTCAGTAAGTCCTACAGTCTGTAAAAATTTACTATTGTTTATTGCCCTTTGTTGGTCAGCACTGAACTGAGCCATATCTAATGAAAATACATTTTGAGCATTTTGTAAAGCTGTTTGTTGCTTTAGTTCAGCTTGTCTAATATTAACTTGTGTTTCTAATGTTCTTTCTTGAGATATAGCTGCCTGTATAGCTTGTGCATTTGATTGAGCTAACGGTATTGCAGATTGTATTATAGCGTTAGTCAGCTCAGCTCTACCAACACTAGAGGCACTTAATCCCCTAGCAGCTAACATTTCTTCAACTCTAGTTACTGCAGGTTGTGCCCATGCAGGTATTTCACCATTCTCTATTCCTGTTAATAAACTATCTAATTGGTTACTAACTAAAGCTTCCTCTGGTAATCCTTCAATAACTCCACGTTCACTTTCAGGTATGTCCATTAAAGCTAGTTCTAAAGCCTCTGGGTCGTTACCTAATTCTGCTATTATATTTTCAGATACTCCGGCAGTACGTAATTGTTTTTTAGCTCTAGTTACTCTTCCTAAATTACTACCAGCTATTTTAGCAGCTTCTGCTTTTGCTTCAGGACTAAGTTCTCCTACTACTCTTTCTTGTAAAGCTCCTTCTGGTATATCCACCTTAGCTGCTTCTATTGGTTCAACTCTTTCAACACCAGCAGCTTGTGCTATAGATTCATCACTTACTTGACCTTCTGCCACATCTACTTGAGCATCTGTATCTACTGTTACAGGTTCAATTTGAGCAGCAGTAACATCTTCAGGTCTTTGAACCTGTGCAGTATCTTCAATCTTAGTAACTTGTTCAGGAGCAACTCCTTCTATTTGAGTTTCAGCAACCTTTGTAGGTGCTGCCATTTGTGTAGTTTGTTGTGTAATGTTAGGGTCTACTTCCTTTGCGTCAGGTATTTTAGCAGCATCTGGAACTTTACCCTCTACAGATTGCATTAGAGTTTCTTGAGCTTTTTGTTCTCTCTCTATTTGCTCTGGAGTTTTTTCTGGTGTTGTAGGTGTTGTAGGTGTTGTAGTAGTTTCTTGTTGAGTTTGTTGCTGAGCTTGTTGTTGTGCTTGTTCTGCAGCTTCTTCTGCTGCATCTAAATCATTTTGAGGAATGTTAAACCCTATACCGGGTTCTCCACCGAAATGAGGTCCACCATGAAGATAGCCTACCCTACCGCCAGTACGATAATCCATTCTGTTAGATGTAGTAGTTCTACTTCTACCTTTCTTTTTTCTTGCCATTTTATTACCTTAGTTCAAATAGTTTATCTATCTTCTCATCAAGTTTTTCGAGTCTAGTCATAAGATTTTCCATGTCATCTCTTAGTTCATTTTTAGTAACATAGTCTCTCGCAAGTTCTTCACGAGTTTTATTTAGTAAGATATCTAAGCGTTTAGCTTCTGTTGTGTTTTGTCTAATACTGTAGAATATTGGAGCTAATACTAGAGTGATTATTATATTCCAAAGTATATCAGGAGTAAACTCCATATTGTTATCCTATAGTTTTAGTGACAGATGTAGGTGTAACTTTCTCAGCTATCTGA